AGAATCTAAGATTTAACCGTCTTGGAAAAACGGTAGGCTAACGATTTCGTTTTTGTTCGTTAGCCTACTAATTTAAATAACACGTAACTAAACGAAACGACATGAAGATAACGTTTGATAACGAAAAATATTATATAACCTGTGGGTACGGTGAGCGTAACCAAATTAAAGCAGCAGGTTTTAAATGGTGTTCGCAGAACAAAATGTGGAGTACTAACAGCTTTTACATTGCTATGATGGCTGTTAAGAAATTTAATATCGAAGAGTATCCAGAAGAATTAAAGACTTACTTAGAGAGATACCGTCAAAGCTACGATCAAGGAGCTAACTTAGAAGATGACCCTAGACTTTTCCAATACCAAAGAGCTGGTGTAATACAGATGACATGCCGTAATAATGTGTTATTGGCAGATGAACAAGGATTAGGTAAAACTCTTCAAGTAATCACCTACATAAACTATCACAAAATATTGATGCCAGAATGGCAAAATAAACAAATCATTATTTGCCCAGCTTCATTAAAATTAAATTGGGCTAGAGAGTTTAAGAAGTGGGCTGACATGGACACCTTTGTAGTTAGAACGGGTAAAGATAGGTTCCCGAGAGATGCCTCAACAATCATAGTCAACTACGACTTACTCAAATCAAAAATAATTAATGACCAACTAATAGCTTTCAAAGCTACTCTATTAGTATGTGATGAAGCACATTACTTGAAGAACGCTAAGACACAAAGAACTAAAGCCGTTGGAAAGCTAGCCCGTGTTGTACCCAAAAAAATATTTTTAACCGGTACGCCTCTATTAAACAGACCAGTAGAACTATACCCATTGATAAAGATGTTAGCTCCGCATGCGCTTACACCATACCAAGACTATAGAAATTATGCCTACAGATTTTGTAATGCTTACAATTCAAAATGGGGTTTAGATGTATCTGGTAATTCAAACGTAGAAGAATTAGGCGTACGTTTAAGAGCTACTTGTATGGTTCGCCGTCTAAAGAAAGATGTAATGAAACAATTACCAGATAAAACTATTCAGTTAATACCGTTTGAATTATGTAAGAAAACTGAAAAGATTATAGAAAGGGAAGAGTGGTTTTTTATAGAGGACTTAAAGAAATACCCAGAGCGTGGTAGTATGGGAGAGCTTGCACAAATCAGACATGAGTTAGCAGTGGCTAAGATTGATGAGAGCGCAAGATATATAACTGACTTATTACATAGTATTGATAAGGTGGTTATCTTCGCTCATCACTACGATGTAATCAACGGAATCAAAGACAAACTACAAGAGTTTAACCCAGTGGTTATAACTGGAAAACACGTTATGAAAAATCGTCAAAAAGCAGTAGATGATTTTCAAACTAAGGAAGATGTAAGAGTTTTCATCGGGCAAATCCAAGCAGCCGGCACAGGGCTGACGCTCACAGCAGCTAGTACCGTAGTGTTCGCCGAGACTTCTTGGGTACCCGGTGAAATCAACCAAGCAATAGATCGTTGCCACCGTATAGGGCAGAAGGATAATGTAACTGCAAAGTTCTTAGTGGTTGAGAAAAGTTTAGATGAAACAATGCTCAAGACTATCTTTGATAAAGAAAAAACTATTAACCAATTATTAGCATAACTATGGGAGTATTCACACAGGTACAATTACGCAGGCAAGAATTAATAAGTAAAGGCTTTCCGGTTAATAAATTAGTTATGGTAACTAATGCGGTAACTATATTAGCTATTCTACAAGAAACTGTACACGATAAAGAATTAATTAAAAACTATAAGCAAACCAGAACTTTTTATGGTATGGATGTTGTTATAATAAAGGGTGATAACTTTGACCATAATAGACACATACATTTTGAAATCTTTGAACAACTTAATAAAAACTAATTATGAAAATAGAATATAAAGAAGTACCAGAATTATTAAACATCTTCAAAAGTTACTGGGCTAACAACTATCACATTAAGTTTGAGTGGAAACCAATAGCATACTATATGAAAGACAATGCACAAATGGTTAGGGATACAGTTATTAATGTTAAGGTGAATGACACTGATAAGGGTGGTCAAGCCGAAGAGAATTGGACTCTTGAGTATGCGTACACCATTCTCAAGACACCAAAGGAAATGGAACTTTGTATCAAGCGTTGGAAAGACGGTTTTAAAAACGCCAAGAAAAAACCAACACTTGATATAGAGGGTCATAAAGTAGACCCATCTACTTTAAATTAATTTATTAACTTAATTACAAAAACTAATATGGATTTAAAAAAAGTTGACGAACTAGTACGTATGAGAAACAACTGTGGCGCTGCTACTGATGTTCTAATAATTGAATTGCTTTCAGTTATAGCTAACAACACTTCAAGGTTAGTACAGATTGAAGAGAATAAAATATCTGACCAGCAAGAGTTGCCTTTCGGCAATACAAACCCACCAAAGGTTTATGCTAAAGATGTTCTTCAAACTAAAAAAGAATTTACTCAAAAGGTAGAAGAAAAAGTTGAAGAAGCTATTGAGGAAGAAGTTAGCAAGCCAGCACCTAAAAAGAAAGCTGCACCTAAGAAGGTTGAAGAGCCAAAGCAAGAAGTAGTTAAAGAAGAACCTAAAGTGGAGACTCAAGAAGAACTGCCAACTAGAGACGAAGTTATGAGTAAACTCGTGGAGTTTATACAAGATAACGGAGAAGAAGCTTTAGCTAACATCTTCAAAGAACTAGGTGGTTATGCAAACTTCCCAGCGGTACCTCAAGAAAAGTACCCAGAATTATTAAACAAAATAGCGTAGTATCATGCCTCAAGCACATTCAAAATACGGCGCTTCATCAGCTGATAGATGGTTAAACTGTCCGGGTAGTGTTAAGCTATCCGAGATAGTACCACCGCAACCGTCAAGTGTCTATGCTCAAGAAGGTACCGCAGCTCACAAATTAGGTGAGTTATGTTTAATGAACAATAATAACCCTAGCGATTATGCTGACCAAGAAATAACTTTAGATGATGGAAGTAAATACTTTGTCAATGAAGATATGGTTGAAGCGGTTACATTCTATGTAGATTATGTAAGAAGCAGAGCAAAGCTAGGTGAACTATTTATTGAAACTCAATTTAGTTTAGCTTTCGTGCATGACGAAATGTTTGGTACTAATGACGCATGTGTGTATAGTGATATGCTTGGCATGCTTGAAGTTATTGATTACAAACACGGCGCTGGTATTGCAGTAAGCCCAGAGGAAAATACACAGCTAGCATATTATGGTTTAGGTGCTGCTAATGTACAAGATTTACACCCAGATAGCCAGATTAAACTAACTATCTTTCAGCCAAGAGCAGCAGGTGAACCAATTAAATCTTGGGTAACTACTGTTGGGTACCTTGATAAGTTTGCTAAGGTTTTAAAGAAAGGGGTTGAAGCTTGTCAAAAAGAAACTACAACAGTTTACCTAGACCCCAAGCACTTTAAGCAAGAGAAGGTAATAACTGGTGATTTAAATAGGGGTGAATGGTGTAGGTTTTGCCCTGCTCAAACAATATGCCCCAAGTTTATAGAAGGTTTGCAAGAAGTTGCTAAAGCAGAATTTAAAGACGAAGAGATAATATTACCAGAACCAGACAGTTTGAAACCGGTAGATATTAAAAAGGTTTTAGATTTTGCACCAGTAATATCTTCATGGCTAAAAGCCGTAGAGTCTTATGCGTTCAACGAATTAGAACGTGGCCAATCTATAGATGGTTACAAGCTCGTTAAGAAAAGAGCTAATCGTAAATGGTTTGGTAATCAAGATATGATAGTCAGAAAACTAAGAGACGCAATGGGTGTTCACCCCGGCGACATTGGTATTGGCTTAATATATTCAGAACTAAAATTACTTTCTCCTGCTCAAATAGAGAAGAAGAAAGTTGACAAGAATTTGGTGGCTTCGCTATGCGAAACCCCAGATAACGGTAATACTATCGTGCCTGTTAGTGATAAGAGGCCGGAAGTAGAATCGTCTGCCCGAAGTGACTTTGATGTCATTGAAGGCTAAATTTTTTATTAACTTAATAACACGTAATGACATGACTAATAAAGTAATTACTCCCGTAGGAAGAGCGTCTTTCCCTAACCTTATGAAACCTAAATTAAACGAGATGTCCGGCAAGTCCGAATATTCAGTTGATATTTTGTTTGATAAGAAAACTGATCTAACAAAACTAAAAAGTATAATAGATCAAACCATTAAAAATAGATGGGGTACGAAAGTACCACAGGTACTTCACAATCCAATCAAGGACGGTGATGGTACTAAAAGGAATGGTGAACCTTATGGCCCAGAATATCACGGCTGTTTCTTCATCACTGTTAAGAACACTCGTAAGCCGGGTGTAGTTGATTCTCAAAATCAAGACATCTTAACCGAAGAAGAAATATACGGTGGTTGTTTCATAAGAGCCAGTGTTAATGCTTTTGCTTATCCAAAAGAAGGGTCAAAATTTCAAGGTAACTCTGGTGTTTCTTTATCTCTTAACAACGTACAAAAAGTTAAAGATGGTGAAGCCTTCGGCGCAGCTAGAGTATCAGCAGCAGACGAGTTTGATGTTATTGATGATGAAGCTGACAACCCAGATAATTATCAATCTTCAAACTTGCTAGGGTAATGATCTATATTGACTTTGAAACAAGATCAGAGGTTGATATAAAGAAGTCCGGTGCTTGGGTCTACTCGTTAGACTCAAGTACCGAGATACTTTGCTTGGCTGTTAAGATAGATAACGAGCCGTGTAATCTTATACAAGAAAGAAACCTTTTTAATCCTGACTTCACAAAAAGAATTATAAATAAAATACAACAAGGTGAATTGGTAGAAGCGCATAACGCTTTCTTTGAAAAAGCTATCTGGCACAATATCATGGTTAAACGATATGGGTGGCCAGAGATTAAACCAGAGCAATGGCGTTGCTCCGCTAGTGTTGCAGCATACCACGCATTACCTAGATCATTAGGTGGTGCCGGTAAGATACTTGGCCTTTCAACTATTAAAGATGACGAAGGTAAAAGAGTTATGCTACAGCTATCAAAACCTAGACCAAGAGTAGGAGGGTTTTATGAACAAGAAGAATACCAAGAAAAATTCCAAACATTATACGACTATTGCAAATCAGATGTTGAAGCAGAATATGCAATAGCAAACAAACTAGGTGGCCTACCAAATAGAGAATTAAAAGTTTGGCAGTTAGACCAAAAGATTAACGAGCGTGGTGTCCATATAGATATAGATGCTGTCAATAAATCACTAAAGATATTAGGTGAGTATTCAGAAAAACTAGAAAAAGAATTAGCTATATTAACCGAAGGTAAGATAACTACTGTTGGCCAACGAGCTAGAATCCTTGAATGGTGTAAAGAACGTGGCGAAGAATTACCGGGGCTTACTAAAGCAGATGTAGAACAGGCTTTAAAAACTGTTAAGGACGCTAAGGTTAAAAGAGTATTAGAGATACGCCAAGCATTAAGTAAAACCTCTACGGCTAAATATGAAGCAATGAAAAACTCTACTGCACCAGATGGTAGAATCCGTGATGTGCTTATGTATCACGGTGCTTCAACTGGTAGATGGTCTGGTAAGTTGGTGCAATTCCAAAACTTGCCAAGAGGTAGTATTAAAGATATGGCTACTGCTATCAAGCTAATTAAGCAAGGTAGCGCATCAAGTATTGAGATGTTAACCGATGATGTAATGGGTTTTATGTCGTCAGCTATAAGAGGTATGGTATGCGCACCACAAGGTAAGAAACTATTAGTTGCTGACTTTGCAGCTATTGAGGCTAGAGTTCTCGGTTGGCTTGCAGGTAGTGAGAAAATGCTAAATCAATTTAGAAACGGTGAGGACTTGTACAAAGATATGGCCTCTAATATTTATAGAGTAGATGTTAAGGACGTAACCGCAGAACAAAGACAGTTAGGTAAAGCTGCTATACTTGGCGCAGGCTACGGAATGGGCGCACCTAAATTCTATGAGACTTGTTTAAGCTGGGGGATTAAAGTACATGAAGGCTTGGCTAAAACAGCTATTAATACTTATCGCCAGACCTACCACCATGTTAGGCAACTTTGGTACGATCAAGAGAAAGCAGCACACACAGCGGTGAGAACTGGTAATCGTGTAGAATGTGGTAAAACTATTTGGTTTATGCAAGATGATTTCTTAAAGTGTCAATTACCAAGTGGTCGCTGTTTACATTATTATAAACCTGAATTAAAAATAAAAAGATATGATTGGGGTGAGTCTCCTGAACTAACTTATTTAGCTGAAAAGATGGGTAAGGCGTTTCGTAATGGTACATACGGCGGTAAGCTGGTGGAGAATATAACCCAAGCAGTGGCAAGGGACTTGATGGCCGAAGCAATGTTACGCATAGAAAATGAAGGTTTCAATATTGTTCTATCCGTACATGACGAATTGATCGCAGAAGTACCACAGCAAACAGCTTTACAAAATCCTTTAGAAAGATTTTGTAATCTCATGGCAGCAACACCCAACTGGGCTAAAGATTGCCCCGTAGCTGCGGAAGGTTGGGAAGGTATTAACTATAAAAAATAATATTATGGACGACTATTTTATATTAACTGATGATGAACTATATTTATTAATTAATTGGTGGAAGTTAAAAAAATGTTTAACGAAAAAATAAACCCAGATCACTATAAGTTTGGTGGTATAGAAACCTTTGACTATATTAAAGCAAAACTATCGCCATCACAATTAGCTGGCTTTTGCAAAGGTAACATAATAAAATATGTCTCACGAGCTGACCATAAAAATAAAGTAGAAGATTTAAAAAAAGCTAAGTGGTACTTAGATAAATTAATTGAAGAACTAGAAAATGACTAAAATAATATTGGCCTTAGACTTAGGCACGACAACAGGTTTTGCTATGACTACCAAACGCACAGAATTAGGAATGGTATCTTATAGCGAAAACTTCAAAGCTACTCGTTTTCAAAGTGCCGACAGAAGGTTTGTTAATTTTAGAAACTACCTACAAGAAATCCACAATAGTTCATTACTAGGTATAGGTGTAATTTATTTTGAAGAGGTGAGAAAACATATTGGTGTTGATGCCGCACATTGTTATGGCGGATTCAAAGCTGCGTTAACTATGTTCTGTGAAGATAATAAAATTCCTTATGAGGGTGTAGCAGTAGGCACCATTAAGAAGCACATAACTGGAAAAGGCAATGCCAATAAGGAAAAGGTAATAAAGGCGGTTCAAGAATTAGGGCATAATCCAAAAGATGATAATGAGGCAGATGCAATAGCATTGTTGTATTATGCAATTAATAAAGAGAGCTAACCCTTTTTATAATATTTATTACCAAATATTCTTACGGCTCTATAAATGGTATTTCGTACCCAACGTTTAACGCCTAGCACTTCCATACCTTTTAAAAACATTTTATCACACTGTTTTCTATTTGTTTTTAGTTTAGAACTATTAGAATATAGATAGTCGTGTAATACTGCGGCCTTAGTATATCTACCAGTTGGTGGTAATATTGACCATAATATTCTCGGTACTGACGCAAAGTCAGTTATAAAACCTTTTGGTACTACAACATTAATTCGTTTACCGTGTTCTTCAAAGTAAAAATAAAACTCTTCGGTTAACTGCCATTTAGTTTCATTATATGATTTAACAATGAGATCACTAGTAAACTTATTCATCCTCACAGATTAATTCGTTATTATATAAAATCATATCTAAAGTTTGATCTGATATAAAATCTATTTCTTCATCTGTCATTATAACGCATTTTAGTACGTCAGAATATTTAAGATTTGGATTTCCCAAACCTAGAATATTTTTTGTGCATGCGCTTACGCTTATTGCTACTAGACATAGTATCAATATCGCTCTGCACTTTCTTAGCAGCTTTGACAGATTCA